TGAAGGTGGAAAATTATTTAGAACAAAATTTGATGATTTGTATTGTTTAACTAGCGAATTAGTCAGCGAAGGATGTTCGCTTATATATAAAGCAAAAGATAATCAAAAAAGATTAGATAAAATTGCCAAAGATTTTGAGGAATAATTTATATGCAATCAAATAAAAAAGACTTATTGGAATTGTTGAAATGTAAGCCATATTTAACAAAAGACGATATGGCAACAATGAAAATCAAGCCAGATACTTTAAAAGATTTCTGCGAAGAATTTGGTTTCAAAATCAGTATGTTGAAATATGGTAACGAAGAATACCGATTTTTCAACAAAGATGGTGTAATGGTTAAGAATTACACTGATTTAGAAGTTACAGATACTGGTTATTGGAAGTTCAGTACGCAAGTTCGTTGCCAGGAAGATTTGGATAAATTGTATAAGAGAATTTGTGCTGATGCTCGTAAAAGAAATTTGGTATCTGATGACATTGGTTTGTGTCACGAAAGAATTGAAGACTACCGAATGACAAATTTCACTGAAGAAGCAAGATTTCCAGATTTCAAATTCAAGAACAAATACAAACATCTAAAAGCACGCAACGCAAAGTCTTGGAATTATTGGGATTCCTGGCGAGATATGCCAGAGTTCATTTTCAATTTCAAGGAATACTCCTTCACAAAAATTCAAATGTATTTCAAAAAGAAGGACTATTCTCTTGAACAGTTAATGGAAATTTTTGAACAAAGTTTTGGTATCAGCCCTGAAGACTGTTGGTACCCTATACAGAAATGGCAAGAACACACAAAGCATCGTATTCGCTGGTTGGGTGGTGAACAGCCAAAATATCCTATCTTTGTTGTGTCCCGTGGAAGAAGTGGTGAATTTAAAAACCACATTTCTCACCAGCTTACAAAGATGCAAGTAAACCATTACATTGTTGTAGAAGACTGGGACTATGACAATTATGTTAAATGTAAATTGAATGAAAGTCCATACTGTACTATTCTACAAATGGATATGAGTTATAAGGACAAGTACGATGTCATTAACCCTGATTTGGGAAGTAAGATTGACCCTAGAAATGGTAAGCCAGTAACTGGCCCTGGTGCAGCAAGAAACTGGGCAGCTGATTATGCTAAAAATACTTTGAAGCAAAACTGGTGTTGGATTTTGGATGACAACACCGACCAATTCACAAGATATTGGAGAGGTCGCAGAGTCATTTCTCATAGTCCTGAAATCTTTAGAAGTTGCGAACGATACGTTGACCGATTTACGAACATTGGTTTGGCAGGTTTGAATTATGAATGCTTCGCTATCGGCGGAGAACATATCCCACCTGTAATCATTAACACCCGTATTTATTCTTATGGTTTGTGGAATTTGAACTGCCCATATATTATGCAGCGTGGAAGATATAACGAAGATACTATTCAGTCTTTGGATGTTCTAAGTCACGGTTGGTGTACTGTTCAATTCAACTGTATGTTGGCAGACAAGATGCACACGCAGGCCGTTAAGGGCGGTAATACAGAAGTGTTCTATTCTAAGGACATTGGTGGAACTATTCCAAAATCACAGTTGCTTGTTGAAACTTATCCACAATATGCGACAATGATTTACAAGTTTGAAAGAATCCACCACCACGTAGACTACAGTTCATTTACACAAGAACTTCAATATAAGCCTGAATATGCTCATTTGAAGGACGAAGAAAAGAATGTGCCAAATGAACACGGTGCTTATTGTATTCGTATTCCTTATGACAACTTTGATTGGTTGAGAAATGACGATTACGATAACAGAGAGTATTTGGAGAAACACTTCCCTAAAGGTTGCCCAGAAGACATTACTAATTCTAATTTGTATTTAATGGATGGTATAGCCGATATGGAAGATTACGATAAATGCCCTTATAACTCGCCAAAACACGAAGAAATGGCGAAAAAGTTCAAAGAAAACGATAGTTTAGCGGGTTATTACTATTAAATTAAAAAGCCGGGTTAAAAAACCTGGCTTTTTTCATAAATACCATATAAGGAGACTAATATGGATTTAAATGAAGCCAAAGAATTGCTGAAAAAGCACGGTTATATACTTGAAGATACAGAAACTAATGACGAAGAATATGAAGATTTGATGCGCAGATACCATGCTGGTCACGGCCGCGGTGATTTGACTAAAAAAGAAATGGACAGACTAATTTGGCTTGACGAAGAAAGACCCAAATTAAAAGATAAAATCAGTAATGCTAAAACTTTTAATACAAAAGTAGTTTCTATTGAAGATATTAGAGACTGGCTTTTTGATAACAATATCTATTTAAAGAAACACAAAGGCAGAGTAAAGATAGTTAATGATAACACATTAAATATCATAATGCCTGATTTTTGGTTTAATGGTCCTGATGAAATAATTGAAGTTGTACTTGATGACGATTGTATTAGATTGGAATGGAAAGGACAAAAGAAAAAGTATAAAACAAAAACATTATCTATGACTGAATTTGATAAAATTTGGTTTAAATTACAAGAAGATAATAATATAGACTTTGACGAAGACTAGATTTTTATAAATATAATAAATTTAATTTTTAAGGAGTATAATATGAAATACGAAACCGCTAAAGAATTGTTGCTTTCCGAAGGTTACAGAATCGTATCGGAAGACTTTGAAGATGACGCTGTCTATGATGACGTTGTTGATACAAACCAAGAAGCTTTGCCTGCTGAAGGTGAAGAACAGCTTGACAGTGATGTCTATGGTGCTGTTGAACAGGGTCTCGGTGACGAAGGATTTGACGCACAAGAAGTTGCTGACATTATGACAGCCAACAATGAACGCATTGACGAACTCTCACAGAAGGGTGTTGCCGCTGAAGACATTGTTAAGATTCTTGCTTACGAAAATTGCGAATGTGAAGGACAGAACCCAGAAGATTTCGGTGACGAAACTGTTGATGACACTGCCGTTGAATATGACGATGTTCCAGTTGACGAAGCATATATGACCGAAGGCAAATCTAAGCCAAAGGGTGACAAGTTCTCTCACAAAGAAAAAGTTGCCGGCAGAAAACCAAAGGGTTGCTGTGGTGGAAAGAAAGGCGGAAAGTGCGAAGACGATGATGACGATTTGGACGAATCATTAGAAGATGATTTTCCTGAAACTTTCCGCAAGCCCAATACTGAACAGAAAGGTACAGATAATTGGGATGATTTCAAAGACGATTTCAGAGCCAAAACATTGTTCTTGAAGAAAGCCTTGACACCTGCTTTCGTATCTGGCATCATTAAAGATACAGACTTTGAAGTAGATGACAAAGAAATTAAGGCTTACGCATTTACAATAATTGAAGATGTTTTCGGAACAAAAGACCCTGTAGTAAATTTGCAGAGAAGAATCCGTAATCACTTTGTAAAGTAATAATTTTTATTACAAATAAATTCTTAAAAGACCGCTGAAAAAGCGGTCTTTTTCATAAATAGTATATAAGGAGATTTTAATATGTTATTAAGAGAAGCTATTGAAAAATTAAAGAAATTTGGATATAAAGTACTTAATGAAGAAATGTATGAGAAAGAATACTTAGACCAATTAAGAACTCGTATTCTAAATTTTGCGAAAGAAGTGAATTATACAGTAGACCCTGAACTATTGGAAACTGTAATGTTTGAAGCATACAGTAGAGATATGGATTTAGACCAGGCATTTAAAGCAGTATGGAAAGCCGTTTATGTTGAAGATGGTGCTTCTACAACAGTGGAGATTGAATAATGTTAGACGAAGCAAGAAAAGCAGAATTACCAGAAGTTAAATTCACTACAAGTTTCTTGGAAACTGAATTTAAAAGATTTAACAAATTATATTTCAATGGCAAATTAAAGCCAATTACATTAACTTGGTCCAGTCATTTAAAAGCATTAGGTAGATGTGTAGCTCAGTTTAACACAGTTAAACAACAAATTATTACTCTTGAAATCATTTTGAATAGAAATGAATTGACTGACTATGCTGCTTTTAGAAACACTTTCGTTCACGAAATGTGCCATTATTTTCACAATGCTTCCATTACAAAAGAACAAATAAAAGCTGCTAATAAAGTTGGTTATGCTATGAGCCGCAAATGGTGTAATGCTCTTGGTTGGGGAACTGATGGACTTGGACATAGTGGTGTTTGGGAAGCAAAAGCAAACGAATTAAACAAGAAGTTTAAAGAACTCCACATACAAAGAATTGGTGGTAAGAACGCTGTTGCTAACAGAACTGCTAGTGGTAGAATTAAGAAATCCGCTATTAAAGCAGCAGAAGGTAATCATGCAGTAATGATTACTCGTTGGAAAACATATTTTACATTCCTTAATGATGAAGAATTAAAAGCTGCTAAAAAAGATGGCTTTGTAAAAGAAATCTATGAATTTGAATATGACCCAACTAAAGTAGCTGAATATGGATTGAGAGTATGTTCAGCATATACTAGAGGCTACAAACAGAAATTCTTTACATATTTGTGTAAAGAAGGTGTAATTAAGAAATATACAAAGAAACAAATTAAGTAATTATGAAAATTGATTTATCGTTATTCAATGAAGAAGTTCAAGTTGGTACTGATTTGTGCCAACAGATTGAATCATTCGGTTACGAAGCATATCTAGTAGGTGGTTGTGTTCGTGATATAGTCCGCTGGTATAAAAACGGACAGAAAGGCGACCCTAAAATTCACGACGTTGATATAGCAACTAATATGCCGATTGACGAATTGTACGATAACTTCAAATGTACTTCTAATAATGGTGAAGCCCACGGGACTATTCTCGTTAAATGGCAGAAAGAAGTTTTTGAAGTAACACAGTTCCGTACTGACGGAGATTACAGTGACGGTAGACATCCTGACTCTGTTCAATTTACAAAGTCATTTAAGGACGATGTAGCCCGAAGAGATTTTACAATAAATGCTATGGGTATTGACTGTCGCGGTAATTTGATTGACTATTACAATGGTGAAAAAGATTTAGACGATAATATACTTAGAACTGTCGGTGATTCTAATAAGAGATTTGGAGAAGATGCTTTAAGAATTATCCGTGCTATGCGTTTTGCAGCTAGATTTGGAATGAAGATAGACCCTGAAACAATGCAGGGCATTAAGAACATTAAGGGCAATTTGGATAAAATCGCAAAAGAAAGAATTGGTGCTGAACTAATGAAAACTGCCGAATATGGTAAACAAGCTTTTGCTGATGTTATTGGATTGTTAATGAAAACAGGTGCGAATGAAGTAATTGACCCTGAAATGTTAATCAACTGGAAGTTCGCAAAACAGTTCACTAGAAAATATGCACAGATGGATAAAACAGAAGCTGACCCAAAGGTTTTGTTTGGTTTGTTATTCTACGATTGCGACAATTTACCTGAATGTATCAAGTTGTTTAGATTGGAAAATGACTTAATGAAAACTTTGAAATATGTTTATGGTGCTCTTGGATTTACAAATAATTTGTATGGAGACTTGAACAAGACATTAACTATTTTCACGAATAAAGATTTTGAAATTTTGAATGTAGTAGATTATGTAATCAACGATGAAGCAATTTCTAACAAAGAAAGAAAAGTATTAACTGATTTGGCAGAAAATGTATTGCCTGATAATAAGAAATTGAGTAATGCTATTATAGATAGTGGTGTACACGGTTCTCAATTTGGTGCGATACTAAATGAACTTAAGAATTGGTATTATGGTGCTTATTTGTATAACCATAGTAAACCAAGTCAAGAAGAAATTGAAGATAAAGTTGAAGAATTGATGAGGTGATTTAATGTTTTTTAATAATGAAAAGCTTCGCGGTGCCGGCGAAACTGTACCAATGACTGAAGAAGAAATTAAGGAATACTTGAAATGTAAACAAAGTATTTTCCATTTCGCTAAGTATTTTACTATCATTGGTCCTGCCGGTGAAGAAAAGATGAAACTTCGTGATTATCAGGAAAAGATTGTAAAAGTAATTTGTGCGAAAATACCTGAAAAGAATAACAGAATTATTATGATGGGACGTCAAACAGGTAAGACAACTATTGCTACTTTGTATATTCTCTGGTATGCTCTTTTCCACAAATCTAAATGTATTGCAGTTCTAGCAAACAAAGCTTCACAGGCAGAAGAAATTTTGCTTCGTATTAAGAACGCTTATACAGAATTACCAATGTGGCTTCAACAGGGCCTTGTAAAATGGAACAATGGTGAAATCACGATGGAAAATAAGACAAAGATTTTCTGCGGTGCTAGTTCTAGTTCTTCTGTTCGTGGTAAATCTATTGACTTATTGCTTGTAGACGAATTTGCGTTCATTGACGATAATATGGCTACCAAGTTTATGCAGTCTGTTTTCCCAACACAAGCTGCAAAGAAAGACGCTATGATGATGCTAATTTCAACTCCAAAGGGTATGAACCACTTCTATGACATTTGGACTAAGGCCGTTGCTGGAAAGAACTCATTTATACCTTGTAAAGTTCAATGGTACGAAGTTGAAGGTAGAGATGAGAAATGGCTTCAAAAACAAATTCAAGATAATGGGGAAATGTTCGTCAGACAAGAATATATGTGCTTGACAGGAGATTCCAAAGTAAAAGTTCAAGATAGTTATGGAAAAGTTCAAGAATTAACACTGGAGGAATTATATACTTTGGAACAAGAGAACCTGGTGGTCTAATAAATACATTAGAGGTATTAACAGAATGGGTGAAAACGAAAAGAAAGATTGTAAATGCAGACCACCTTGGACTAAGGATGAAGCTTATAAGCCACATCCTCCTCTTCCTGCACCATTCCCACCGGGTCATTGTCCGAATCCGGGTGAAGGAATTCCGCCTAAAGATTGGAAGGAAATTCCACCTGATTGGCAAGCGGTTCCACCAGATTGGAGTGTAGAGCCACCATCAGGAAAGTATCCAGACCCACCTGAACCACCTCCTCCACCTCCTAAACCACCTGTTCAACCATTTCCACCACACCATTTAAAGCATATTCCTAGAGATAACTATTGCTGTGCTCAGGATATGTTTATGGCTGACCACGAAATACAGAACATTCCACAGTTGATTGCTTACATTAAAGGTCAACTTGGTTCTCCTGTAATTTGTGTTGAAATATCTGATGCCCAGTTGATTGACATTATTAGAGATATGGTTCAGTACATACAAAGATACTATTATCGTGAAGGTAACTATCGTGATTATTTGTGTATGGAATTACAACCAGGTAAAACTCATTATAAACTTTGTCAAGAATTGGAATCTGTTGTGGACTTCCAAACAGCTAGCTGGTTAGGTAACATTAACGAATTATTCACTATCCCACACAACATTTTGTATGACCAGATGATGGGAATGAATAACTTTAATTATAATGGAATGTGTTATGGTGATTCCAGTTACGGTGATGTAATGGGTAACTTTAATGCTCAATTAGTTTGGTTGGAACAAGTTAAATTTGATTTGGGTGAAAGCTATCAAGTTCGTTATAATATGAAAGAAAAAGAACTTTCTGTATGGCCGACACCAAAAAGACCTGTTCACGGTTTGATTGAAGTTGTAAAGAAACAAAAATCATTTAAGATTTTCAATGACTACTGGTTCAAAGAACTTGTAGTATGTAAGGCCGGTATGATTTGGACTAATGCTTTGAGAAAGTATAGTTTGACTATTGCTGGTGGTGGTCAGTTAAATGGCGATTCATTGTATAGTTCATATAAAGAAAGATACGATGCAGCAATTGAACGTGTGGATAAAGAATCCCCCCACCGGATTTATATACATTGGGTAATATAAACATTTAAAACGAGGTAAAAATGAGATTAGAAGAAGCAGAAAATATTTTGAATAAAAATGGCTATTTGGTTGAAAAAGAAGAAGGTAATTACTATTCTGTTA